CATAAGTAGTTAGTAACAACAGTGTATAAAAAGAAAAAAAATAAGAAAAAAAGAAAAAGGTTTTTGATAGGTTTTTGAGGCTTCGCCAAAATGCTAAATATTTTTTTGGTCTGGTTGGTAGTGGTTACTGGTTTAAACTGGTTTAGTGGATGGTAAACTACGTGGGTAACTACATGAAGGATAAGGATCATATAGTGACTGTTTTTTGTGTTGTATTGTAGGCTCTACTTTCACGCATAAAAAAATCCTCCCAGTTTAAGCCCGTCCAAAGTACACATTACCTGCCTAAAATCCATGTGGTTTGTGTTGCGGGTGCTGGTTGCGTCCTGCGTTCGACGTATTGCCGTTTCTTTTGCCGTTTGCGGGGTTTTCTCTACCTGTTGGCTACCTATATATCAAAATGGGGGTAATATGCCTTAAATCGCCTAAAAACAGCCTTAAAATCAATCGTGCAGTATTTACGCATGTTTCAGGGCGTTTGCGGTGTGAGTGTATCTGTGTGATCCTGTTGTGGTCGGTCCTGCTCGTTTGGGACCATTGTGGACCCATGGACCTGCATGTAATTCTCGTGCATTAACCGCACATTGCCCAAAATTTAAACAGATTTGTTTGTAAATATAATTTATTCCCTATATTTGTGCCGTTATGGCAGATAACGAACAAGAAAAAGAACAGCCAAAAGAACGATACCCAAATAAGGAAGTGTACAAAGATGCACGCTTTGCGCCTCGTGGTGTGCCACAGGCTAAGGCATTGAGTAAAGCCAAGCAGCGTGAGGAAGTTATTAAAAGCGCATGGCAACGGCTCGAAGATGACCTAACTGGTGAGTTTCTTACTAAATTTCAGAATGAGTTACGCAATAAGGTACAGGGTGCAGCGTATGTTAAGTTATATCTTGAGTTAATGGAGTATTTTAAGCCTAAATTAGCACGTACCACCATCGTAGGGGATGCAGATGCACCGATTCAACAACAGGTTAATATAGTGCCAATTGGTGCAGCCTATCAACTGTCTAAGTCGGAAGATGAGGTAAATACGGACAAAGATGTAAACTATATTGATTATCAAGATGTTACCGATAATGGGAGCAATACAGAGCCCCGCGGGACTTAATTTTTTAGAGCAGGACTTTTAGGCAAACTCTGGCTATCACCACCTACCCACCACGACCACATCCAAATCAAATTAATCTTTTCAATATGTTTTATAAAATACATCTAAAAAGTGGAATTTGCCTGAAAGTTCGGGCATATCTTGTTAAAGACGAAGGTGTTTATTATTCTTACAAAAAGGTAAGTGCAACTGCTGAACCAACGTCATCAAATGATGGCATCCCAGAAATGTGGCAAGCCAAATGGGGTTACATCCCTATGGGCAATATCAGCTATATTGAAGTGTAAAGGCAGTTCATATTAAAATTTCTATATATTAATTATGAGTATTGACCTAAATAATAATTTAGACCAGTCTAACAATAAAGATAGTGGAAACGAAAAATTGAATCCAAGAACGGGCAAATACGACACTAATTTTAGGCGTAGGCAGCGTACGGAAGGGTATCTGCCGATAGAGATGTTTGAGATTAGGAACAGGACTAAAACACTACAGCAGAAACCATGTGAAGAAGCTATACCGTATCGGTATAAGGGTGTAAGGGTTTGGGCTATTGAGTTTAAGAGGTCGAAGGAACTTGTTGCATTTGCGAGAAAGTATGGTAAGTTGGAAATTCATTATCAGCATGAGTTTATCGGGTTGATTATCATTGATGGTACGGAATTTAAGATTGGTGATTTGAGAGATACCGTTTTACGAGATAAAACCACAGGGGCAGAAAGTGCTAAGAAACCAAAGTCGAAAAAATAATTTTTCCTGTACAGTTTGATATGGAAGAAAATTACATACTTGATGAACAAACGTCCTTAAAGGCAAGCCCTATATTCTATGCTACCATAGGGTGTAATGCAAGGGGTATTATTCATCAGGGTGGGCAGGCAAGTGGCAAGACGGTAAATATACTGATAGCGTTGGCTGTTAGGGCTGCAACTGAAAAGGATGTAGTGATTACGGTTACGGCTAAGAGTTTGCCAAATTTAAAGCGTGGTGCGATGCGTGACTTTGAAAGGTTGGTATATCCGTATTTTAAGCACCATATCAGGACGCACAATAAGACCGATAACATTTACATGTTCAGGTCGGGTTCGATGATTGAATTTAAGTCTTTTGAAAGTGAGCAGGATGCGAGGGGTGCAAAAAGGGATTATCTGTACGTGAATGAGGCGAATAGCTTTGATTATCTTACGTTCACCCAATTGCATAGCCGTACTACTATCCAGAGCATTATTGACTATAACCCGTCAGCCCCGTTTTGGGCGCACGCTAATTTACATAAAGACCCTAATTGGCAATTATTTATCAGCGATCATAGGCACAACCCATTTCTGCCAGATAGTAAGCATCGTGAAATTGAGAGCTTTAAGGGTGAAATGTTCAGGGTGTATGCTCGTGGATTGACTGGTAACATTGAGGGTGTTATATTCCCTGACTGGAAGTTGGTATCACAAACCGAAATGCCTACGGGAGATGATTTTATCTTTGGTGTGGACTATGGCTATACGAACGACCCTACGGCTTTGGTTAAGGTTTGGATTATCGGCAGTCAGGTGTATGTTGAAGAGCTTGCCTATCAACCTGCTATAACGAGTTTGCAGCTAAAGGAAATGTTATTTCTGAATGGATATACAGACAAAACGCCACTATACTCCGAGCATGATACGCTTATGATTAGTGAGTTGCGAAGATTAGGCGTGCGTAATATCGTAATGGCAAATAAAAAGCCTGGCAGTGTGTTAAATGGTATCAGAAAATTGAAGGAGTATAATGTGCATTACAGTGAGAATAGTGTGGGGCTGTATGATGAATTAAAGAAATACCAGTGGTTGACGGACGATGAGGGGAAAACGATTAACAAGCCAGTTGATGCGTACAACCATACCATTGACGCTGTAAGATATGCAGTTTACACCCATTTTTTCAGGTAATACTATGAGAGATATTTTAAAATCAGAGTTTGAAAGCAAGGTTGATGCGCTAACGGAATATGCGATGCGTGTGCAATCTAAAAACAGAAAGCGGTTTGATATTCCGTTTGTCAATAGTATTGGCAAAGGAATTGCTATATGGTGCAGGGAGCAACAACGGTTTATTGGGATTACCTGCATACCAAGTGATGATACTGATGAACTTTTTATAAGGGTTGTACTATGAGTGATACGGTAGCGTGCGTGATAACTTTTTTCTGGGTATTGTTTTTTATACTAACCTTAATATCTTTACACTATAAAGCAAAGAGATAATGCCAGACTTTTATTTAGATAGTACGCTTGCGGCTGATTTAGCGGCAGCGTTAGCGAGAAAGGATGAGATAAACGCCTTGCAAGCTGCATTAACGACAGAAGAAGCGGCTGTTGATGAGAAGATAGAAGAAATACAAGCTGTACAGGCTTATATTGCTGATGACTTCCCACCAGTGGATAGCGTTGCCGCTCCAGCTACATTTACGGCTACGGCTGGGTCGTTGGAAGTTGTGCTTGCTTGGGGTGCTGTGTCGGGTGCTACATTTACAGTACAGCGTTCGGATGATTTGAACGATTGGAGTACACCAACAACTGTTTATAGTGGTACTGGTACTGGATATACAAATACTGGCTTATCTGCTGGTCAACCGTACTTTTTCAGGGTGCGTGCTACTAAGACAGGATTTAACCCGTCTGATTGGCTGTATGACACCGCAACACCAACGGCATAATATGCGTGTGATAATCGTTGCGAAGCTACCAGATGTTGAGTATGTAACATTCAGCTATCTTGGCGTACCGATGCCATGTTTTTGGGAATTTTCAGCTAATTGATATGGAAGTAAAAAGCGTAATAGACCCAGAGGCTTTAAGGGACTTAGCAAAACTGGGTGAAGCTATGGAAGAAGCATTGAATGTGCAGCGTAAGATAAACAAGTATATGCGAAGGCTTGGAGCTAAACCGATAAGGCTTTGCATTATACCATTTAAGGATAAAATAAAAGAGGATGATAATTTTGAGGATGATTAAAAAAATAAATTCGCAGCGTATTATTTACTAATCTATATTTGCTTTCAACGGTGTGAAGATGCACTGTAATTAATGTATAACGGAACTAAAACTTATAGGAACGTCTATATGCACGAGTAATCGTGGTATAGGCGTTTCTGCTATTTATGTGGAACTGGAAAGAAGCATGGGCAGCATTTAGAGGTGAACGAACCTACAGGCTTGACAGCGACTTAACAAGTCATTTCAAGGGTAGCAGGTTCGGCTTCTATGGCTATCAGAACGAAATTCTGTGGCGCAGGGATGATGACCCGCAAAAGTACAAAGAAGCATACGATAGTTGCGCTCCTTTATCTTCCGTTATAAACCACAAAGCTAAAGCCTATGCGGATGGTCAGGTGCAAATAGTTAACCCGAATACGAATAAGTATGTTCGTGGTCAGTATAAGCAATGGGAAAAGCTGATGCAGCGTCCTAATCCCATACAGTCAGGCAGACAGTTCTTTAAGCAATTACACGCATTTGTAAGCATTAACGGTTATGCTGTTGTACTGAAAATGTACCCTTCTGGGTTTAAAGACATGCCTTCTAAGCTATGGGTGCTGCCTTATTGGTGTATTGAAGTTGACGATAAGAATGAGGCTATTTACAAAACTTCGGAGCGTGAATTAAAATCTGGTTTTTGGTTTACCTACAACGGACAAAGAACGAAACTAAATCCAGATGATATTATCCTGATTACGGATGATAACGGGGATATTGACGAAGATACTTGGCTGCCTTATAGTAAAATAAAGCAACTTTCATATCCTATAACTACCATACTTTCTGCTGCCGAAGCGGAAGTGACTATGATACAGCGTAGGGGCGCACTTGGCATATTGAGTAATAACGGTGCGGATGCTGCTGGTCAGATACCGCTAAATCCTGATGACATTAAAAACCTGCAAGCTGATTTTGCACGTTACGGGTTATCTAAAAATCAAGACCAAGTAATTGTAACTAATGCCGCATTGAACTGGCAAAGCATGACTTACCCAACAAGGGAGTTGATGCTACATGAGAGCTACTACAAGGGCATACAGGATATATGCAATGCTTATGATTTCCCTTATGAACTAACGCCATATAGTGAGCGTAAAAACCTTGCTAACGTAGATAGTTTCGATACGATACTTTACCAAAATGCGATTATACCAGAGGCTAACGCAATAGATGAGCAATTGACATTGCAGTTAGACCCAGAGAATGTAAAGATAGAACACGATTACAGCCATTTGCCAGCATTGCAGCCAGACGAAAAGAAACGTGGCGATGCGATGTATAGTATTTACAGGGCAAAACAGGTATTGTGGGAAAATAGTATGATAACAAGAAACGATTGGCGTGAGGCTATTGGATTACCAAGAGAAAGTAACCCCCGTTTTGATTTGTACAAGAATGAATTAACACCAGAAGAACAGGGGGCATTGAGTTTAATGAATCCTGTTATGGGTAATGATAACAATAAAAAAGCAAGCGATGTTAAACCTGATAACGAAAAGCTACCGTAGCGAAATACAGGATATAGACGAAAAAGGTATTGTTATTGTGGCTGCCAATGCTTTCGGTAACAAAGATGCTCATGGAGATATATCTGAAAAAGGAAGTTTTGCTAAAACTATAAATGAAGGCTTTAATAGGGTGAGGTGGTACAGAAACCACAATCAAAATGAACTATTAGGCTTACCTATGGAAGCGATGGAAACAGACAGGCATCTGGTGGTTAAGGGTAAGCTAAACCTGAATAAGCAATTGGGGCGTGATACCTACGAAGATTACAAAATGTATGCGGAAGCTAATAAATCTCTTGAACATAGTGTAGGTGTAATAGCCATGAAGCGTGACGAGAAAGATAAGGCAAGGGTGAAGGAATGGCGTTGGCTGGAATACAGCACACTTACAAATTGGGGTGCAAACCCTGACACACCAATGTTATCAATTAAAAGCGAAAGTGATACCATAGAAGATGCGATTGCGTTTATGGAAGAATGCTTGCGCAAGGCGAATTATTCTGATGACTATGGTAAGAAAATAGAAGAACATGTAAATCAATTAAAAGCACTCATAAGCAGTAAAGAGCCGTCTGGCGACACTCTGAAAGCAGCCGAGCCGCTATTTGATATAAACGAGGCTATCAAAAAAGCCACATTTTTTTAAACATTAAAACTTAAAAAGAAAAATGGAACAACTTACAGAAAAACAATTCAACGAGTTAGTTGAAAAAGTTGGTTCAGAGGCGGCTGCAAAGATAAAATCAGAATTTGCGGCACTCGAAAACAAAAACGCAGAAACGCTCGAAGGTCTTGTTAACAAGGCTGAATTTGAAGCAAAGCTGAAAAACCTGCAAGGTCTGGAAGATGCACTTCGTACACAAGGCGAAGATATTACAGAACTGAAAAACAAAGCTGAAAAACCATCTGCAAAAGCTATGGGATTGGCAGAAACGCTTGTTGAAGGTTACAAAACCTTGTTTAAGGAAGGTCGTGTTAACGGTCTGAAAAAAGGTCAATGGGAAACACTGGAATTGAAGTCTGTCGGCACAATGACTACATCTTATGT